TGTGTTAAATTCGACCGCTTCAAAATACTCAGATAAATTGGTTATCTGAACTCTTTTTCTTTCTTGCATTGTAAATTGTAATTTGTAATTAATAAAAAAAGCCCCACCAAAATGTAGAGGTCGGAGTGTCTACAAATTGATAGGGCAATATCTTTCTGTGTTACTATGGTTTCCGACCTAACACATTTACAAATATACTAAATATTTATTAAAATATACACCAACAACACATTTTTAATAAAACAACACATTCGCAACACATTGAAATATAAAAGTGTTGCGTGTAAAAAATTGATTTTTAAGTAGTTATATGAAAAACAACACATAGTACACATTTTTTAACCTAAAAATAGTTTTGCGGTGTAAAAAAAATAAAAATAAATATGTTATATATATTATTAAATAGTAGTAATACATATAGTATATAGAAACAATGTGTACTTTCGTTGCTAAGTAGGTTATTTAACTATTAATTAGTAAGTTATACGCAACAAATAGCATTTATAAAGTGTTGTTAAAGTGTTGTTGTTTGTTCAGAAGTGTTGCAAACACAAAAAAACCCACTCATTGAGTAGGTTTCCTGTTTAAAAACTATTTTTTATTTATTTATACAAATTTCTTCACCTATGTGAGCGTTCATCCAATCGCCTGGATATAACACGTGTGTCTCAACCCTTCCACCACGTTTGCGAATAGTAATTGAGTAATCGTGTACATTGTCATCAATGATAGTTCCACACGTTTGATTTTCTTTCTCGCAACTCATTAACGTTGCTAATCCTAATACTATTACTAATTTTTTCATTTTATACTAATGTTTTTATGTTGTTTTAAAATTTCATCTATTATGTCGCGAACGTCTGTTATTAAATGTTCGTCAACTGACTTTACTAAATATACTTTATTATACCCTTTTTTTTCAAGCTCTCTGATTATTATTTTAGTCGTTATCTTCATTTATCTCTAAACCTAAAATGTTATATGTTATTTGTTTATTGTGAAACTGAATTAATGCCCAGTTACCACTTTGTTTAATGATTACAAACCAATCATTATAAGCTGGTATAAATACTTTCTTCATCCTCTTAATTCTTTTGCTTTTTTTTCGTACCAATTTGCCTTTTCTAATTCTCTCTCAACGGATTGCTCAGGCTTTAATCCTAATCTCATTCGATATTTGAAGGCGTTCATTTCGCAGTAAACACCCAAACTTTCTTTTCCCCAAATCAGTTCCATCATTTCGATTACTTCCTTGCTTCCTTGTTTGTAGTGGTTAGGATTGATAAAGTCATATTCTTTAACCTCATCAAACCATACACCAGGCACATCACTAAAATCAAACCAATGTGTAAGACCTTCTACTCTGAATTGTAATTCGTCTCTATTTACTTGTTTTACCTTATAAATCACGTCTTTAATCACTCCTATATTTTCAGAAGTATGACAGCCTTTTAATTTTTGTCCTAAACTAACCATTTGTTAAATCTTTAAATTTTTTACCTATTTCGCTTTCATTGAAATAACACACAAAGTTGTTATCTGTTGTTACACTAAAATACCTTGAAGTTCCGAAGGTTTCAGTTCTTTTAATTGTGTAAATCTTTCCTTTTGTCATGTAGTCTATACCTAACTCCAATAATAACAATTTATTCCCAACTTTCATAAATATACTTTTAAATTATCCAACCTATTATTAAACTTATTCTTATCAATTCTTACTACTTTTTTTACTTGTGGATCAACAAAACTTTTTGCTACTTGTAAAGCTACTCCTATTTGCTTTTGTTTTCCATTCGGTAAGTAAATACCTACAACAACCTTCCTATCCTTCTCAAATGGCTTTAAAATACGTCGTGTGGTTCTATTCTTTACGTTTCCAAAGTTACTAATTGAGTAGATGTCCTCAAATTTTTTCCATTCCTCTTTCATAATCTTCAAGTTTTTTGTCGTAACTAATTTCAAACGCTCTTAATAACTCCCTAACTGAATCCACTGACTTGGTTAAACCTGCATTTTCTTCAATGTTCATTACACCTGTCATTTCTGTGCAAACACCTTCTAACCAACTCAACGTGTTAACTATACGTGTCTTGTTTTGCATTTTAAATAGCGTTGTATCTGTTAAACATTCTATTTCGTTAAATGCTATTTGCATCATAATGTATGCATTCATAACCTTTTTTTGAGCAAACAAGTTGTCTTGTACTTGTATCTCATGCTTTCCTACTTTTACTTTCATTTCTTAAAAAAATTAATTATTCTTTCTTTTTTTGTCATTGGTATAAAGGTGAATTTTCCTTCTATTCTTGCCATCAAACCTCCTTTTTCTTTCGCTCTCTTGTAACTACATAACCTACATTCTATAACTTTGCCAAGTTCACTTTCTCTTTGATATTTTGAGTTATTAATTTGATACATAAAGAGTGGTAGATTACGTTTACAGCCGAAGCAAACCTTTTTTCTCATCTTCTATTTGTTTTAATTTCTCAACGTAAATTTCTCCTATCGTCACTCTTTTTGCTATTGCTTCTTTCAACAATTCTTCCCTTTTCATTTCGCAATAATTAACCGCTCTAATGATTTTTAGTCTACAATCCGTCATACATTTTTTTCTCTATTGGTGAAAGGTCTTTATACGTACATTTAAACTCTTGCATTTGCTCGTTTTCATCCGTGTAATAAGGCTCGTTCTTAGCACCTAAATGTACACCTTTTAGCTTATTCCATTCCTCACGTAAAAGATAGCAGTAAGCAAGTTTTAAATCGAACTTTTCGCTAATATCAGCAACCGTGTAACCATTTGCTAACATATCGAAGATAATCATCTTCTCATCTTGTGTGTACGTTTCTTTTTTGTACGTATAAGTGAAAGAAGTTTTTTCAAAATCCCCCTTGTTTATTAATAACTTGTTTGATGTTGAAATCAATACAGCCCTTCCGTGTGTATCTATTTTCTTAGCTTCAAACTCTAAGCCTACTAAATCGTTATACCATTTATTTTTGTCTTCGCATTTTATTATTCTTATTTGCATTTCTTTTCATTTTTAGTTGCATACCAAAAGTTACCATATTTAACTTCTTTTTTTAGTCTTATGTAGCTCCAATGACTAATGAATGCTGTTGGATACATTTTATGCCTCCAAAATATACTATCCATTGATTCAAGCTCTATGCATAATTGACTAATACTTTCTATTTTAAAACGTAACACGAAATTACCTACTTTTTCACCTCTTTGCATACTTTCCAAATTGTTCTATTACCTTCTCTTATCGGATAACGACCTTTTGAGAAGTAAAAGTTAAACATACTATCTATTTCTTTGTCTATGTGTTTGTTTGATTGTTGCCACGTGTTCTTATAACTCATACCTAACACCTCTGAAATGTCTTTTAACGTCATTCCTGTGGCTTGTAAACGACTTATTGCAACTCTACGCATCATTTTCCATTCGTAGATAATTGGTATGCTTATATCAAAGTATTCTTTCATACGTTTATATATTTAGGTCTGTCATCAATAAACAATTTCTTTCCATTTTCTAAGTTCTTTTTAACTTTTAACTCATACTTAATCACTTCGTCAATCTTCATACACACTCGCATTAAGAAATAACCTACTACTACTTCAATCATATTATTTAACTTTATAATATTCGTCAGTTTTTAAAAATTGATTCCAATCATTTGTCGACCAATAATAAGCACTTTCAAATTCTTGTTTGCTCATTTTAAATGTGCGATACTTAGCATACCCAACATTAATAGTATACGTTCTTGCTGATTTGTTTGATGTAATTTTCATTTGTTTATTTATTAGATTGTTTTTAAAAATGCTTCAACTGAAGCTGTTGTATATTTTTTTGAGAAATGTTCTCTTCTAAATTCGTTTTTAGAATCATTTAACCATTTTCCAAATTCACCTATTTTTTTTAAAGATTTAATCGGAGCTAAGATATCAGCAGAAGCTGTTTTGTTAGCATTTAATTTAGCTTTGCTTTCTGCATTTTTTTTATCTGATTTTACCTCTTCATTCAAGAAGAATAATTTCCACTCTTTTTCTAACTCTTTATTTCCAGCCTTGATTTCAGATACAATGTTGTTATGGTAAGAAGCTCTCTGTTCAGCAACTGAATAACCTACATATTGAGGATTCTCATCTTCGATAGTTTTGAATTTTAAAAAGAAAGAGTAGTTTCTTTTTGCATTTTCGATTTGTGTAGCTGTGTAACTCATAACTTTTATTTTTTGTTTGTTTCTGTCTTACAAATATACACATTAATTACATATAAATGCAATAAGTGTAATTTATTTTACAATCTTTTTTACTTTTAGTTGATAATCAACTACTTATTAGAGTGATAAAATTCAAGTAATCTATTGTAATAGGGTAAAAATATCCTGTTTTTAGGATTTGATTTAAGAAAATGTAGGTGTGTTTCTATGAATTTGTTCGGTTCTTGGATAATACCGAAGTGAAATTTTAAAACTTTGTATTCTGTGATACCTTGTAAGGCTGTTTCTAATTCTGCTAACTTCATAAAACAAAAATAGCGAATAAACTTAATTACTCGCTATCTCTGAAAATTTAAATCAAAAGTTATGCGTACAAATATAGTTATTCTTTTATCTGAAAGTGCATAAAATCCATATTCTTTTCTACTCCAAGTGAAACAAAACCATGTTTGTAAAATATATCAATCATTGGTTTATATTCAGGTCGGGCAAATCTTGCTGTTCTTGAAGTTTCTTTTAACTTATTTCTTTCAGGGTCTAAATCAATAGCTAATCCCCATGAATGGGTACTCCAATCAGTTCCACCACGCATTTTACGGAAATTGAAACAGCCTCCAAAAAGGTCTATACCTAATTCAACAAGTTTCTCATATCCATAATGAGCAAGTAAGTCATTAAATACTGCTAAAAATTTATCAGCAACTAACTTGTGACAAGACATCTTAGTTACCTTTACATTTTTGTCCCATGAAAGTCTCATTGGATAAGGTAACTTAATAGTTACTAAATATCCTTTTCCTGTATCATTAGGAGTTCCGTACTTTGCTATTAGTTGTTTAGTTGTTATCATTGCCTTCAATAGTTAATTGAGATACTATACCAATAACCCCTCCTGCGGTTGCTAAATATCCTGCTAATGTAACTATCCCAACAGGTAAGCTAACAGGAGCTGTTAAAATTACGCTACTAATTCCTGCAAGTGATAAACCTATTGTTTGGACTTTTTTCCAAAAGTTCGGAGTTTTCGCGTTCCATCTTTGTTTAATTGTTTTCATATTATTGTTCGGTTAAAATTCTACCTATTTCGTTTGTTTTTTGCTTAAAATCATGGTAACTAAAATCTAAATCATTGTATTCTTTAACGTAGTCAAGTCCTATATATGCCACGAAATACCCATCTTTAAAATAAGGTGCTACAATCAAAGATTTAATACCTTGTTTCTTTAAAGCTAATCGAGTAGATGTTTCTTGAAGGCTGTCAACGTCCGTGTATATACACTTATCAAGCATTATTTCTTGTAAAAAGATAGGGAATAAAGATACTGGCAATTTCTGAAGCTCCCTTGATTCATAACTAACACCACTTGCACACGTTTCAAAGCTCATTGATGTATGATTTCTATGTGACCCATCGTAGTAAATGATATTGTTTGAAAACTGGAATATATACGCCCTGTCAGCCTTGTATTTAACTAACAAATCATTTAACATTTGTTGTATCAACACGTTGTTATTAAGGTCTTTTTTCACCTCGTCAGGCTTCTTAACCTTGATAGTCACTACTTCTGTTATAAGTGGCTTATAATAAAACAATACAAAAGCAACTAATAGTATTATAATTACAATCGTTTTAGTCTTACGAAGCTGCTCAAGTATATATTTTATTTCGTTCATTATTCGTTAATTATAGGATTATAAGGTGTTAAAGGCAGTGTAAACCACCAAGATATAACACCTATTTCATTTGCTTTAACTAATGTTAATCGGTTGTATTCTTCTACTCCTACATAGTAGTTACCATCTGCATCTATCGCATCTGTATTAAACATTGTTTCCCCATCATAAGTTTGCCCTACAAGTTGATTTCTTTGTTCTGTTGTTAGTTTATATACATTCATTATCTACCTAAATTTGTTTTATAATCAGTATTAATTGTGTTTAAAGCATTCATTTCAGAAGCACTAAGTCCATTGCCTATAGTTACTAATTGAAGGTTTCTCTGTGAAAACTCTGCCGCTGCTGTTGATGCAAGTAATATTATATTTTGAGAGGTTGGTGTTGTTGATGCAATTGATATAGTTGTTTGGGTTGCATCTTTTTGCATTATGTAGCTTGAACTCGATAATCTGCTCATTTGATGAAAACCAATAGTGTTAGCAGTTGATACACTACCATTTGACGTAGTATTCAACCTTGTAACCCATAATGTTTGAGCATTATTAAATGCGTAACCTATAACCCTCGATGTAGTCACTTGCCCTATCTCTGCTTGTACACCACCAACAACATTAAGGTTTGAATGCCAAGATATATGAATGTCATTTTGAGTTAATGCCGTAGCAGGATTTAAGTAAGTATTTGCATAAGCAGTAGTACCATTACCTTTGTAGCCATCAGAACTATGTGTACCACCACCTACAAATAACAGTCTATAAGCAATATCTAAATCACGTGGGTCTTTTAAATTGAATTTATGACTTGTTGAGGTACCACCTAAAAATGGATAAATAGCTTTCATTTTACTCCATAGACTCGCAGCCTTTAAATCCAACACTAACTGAATTACGGCATTTTTTTGAGTTGTATCTGTTATCCCTGCCGCTGTTATGAAAGCCTGAGCGTCTGAATCACTTCCACCACTTGCTAAAATTCCTGTCCTTGCTATCCACATAATTACGCTGTTAAATCACCAAATATGTAAAACTCACTTGCTGAAATAGCCACAATCGTAGCTGCTGAATATTGACCTGTTAATTTCAACTTTCCACTTGCAGAACGCAACGTAACACCACTACCAGCAACGAATGTGGTTTGTCCTGCTCCATATTGAGCTACTAAAATTTGATTTCCAGCACTGAAAATTGAATTGTCAATTGTTACATTGTTAGCTGTTCCAACGTTCATTTCAATTAACTTGTTGTTATCCCCTGCTACAAGCGTGTAAGAAGCTGTTTTGCGGTCTAATGTAACGTTTTTAGTTGCTGCATTATCTATTGCTGTTAGTTGAGCGTCTGTAACGAATCTCTTATTAGAACTATCCGTTATGTTTGCTGTTGTTGTTGTATCACTATTCGCAACATTTGAAAGCCCTACATCTGTTTTTGTAACATTGTGAGGGTTGCCACTTGTTAATTGTGAGTGATTGTATGCCGTAGCACCTCTATCCCCTCTGTAAGCTGTTGTACTTAGTTCACCAAGTGCAAGGCTTGAGCTTATCTCAACGTAAGCAGAACCGCTCCATCTAAATGTAAGGTTGTTATCTAAGGTTATATATATTTTTCCACTTTCACCTGTAACAGGAAGTGCTGCGAAATTAGCCACCTCAACAACATCATCAACATACGAAGGTAATTGACCACTCGGCACTTTTCCTGATCCATCCAACTCAGCTAAACCATTAACCGCACCTTTTAAAGTAGTTGATAAAAACGTTCCGTAAATATTCGTGCCACCTCTAAGAATCTTGTAAAGTACTTTCGTAGGCAATTGATTCACAACTGTCGCTACAATCACATTGTCTTGACCTGTTACATAAGGTAAAGAATCCGCACTTCTTTCAAATTCACTTGAAAACGTAGGTTCAACACTATCATTGTGCAACATTATAGAAGTAACATTAACTCTATTCGTGCCAGCAAACAAAGTAATGTTACCTGTTAATGGAGCCAAAGCACCGCCTATTCCTGTTGTAGCGTGTATATGTTTCTTATCAAATCGAAACTCTAAGGTAGCCGTTTGAGGGGTTGCAATAGTATCAAACGCACCCATGTTTGTATCTACGTAGGTTTTAACAGCATTTTGCGTTGGATAAAGCGTGTCGCTTGTGCCTAAACTTGTGTTTGTTGACTTGTTTGCTACATCTTC